ATCTAAGCAATGATTTATGATTACCTATATACTTGTCTCCTATTCTTAAAGCGTAATGATTCCAGAATACTTTTTGATTGTATCTATTCATTACTTCCTTTACTTGCTTAGTTGCCGGTAATTTATAGATCATTAATTTGATCAAATAATGTATGTTGAATAAATTTTGATTCTCTTTTATTAATTTCTATTCTTTTAAGCATTGAATAATATATAGATTTCTTTGGTGATATACCTATTAATTCTAAATCATTTTTCAATATAGATAAAGCTATTCTTTTATATGAAGGTGCTTTATTTAATTGATCTATTCTTATTGGAACTTCATCTGGTATTCCATCAAAATAACATCTTTGTTCCCATGTTTTTATATAATTCATTATATCTTTCTTCATAAATTTTGATTATTTTATTTGCTTTTGCATTAGCTTTAATTTGTGAAATTTCCTCCATTTCCGACCATGCTAATCTTGTTATAATTTCAGGAACTTTATGTACGTAACAACATGTCGCTTGACCTATCCAAGCTCTTCTATTTAATGAAGTATTTGTTAGATTATAATCGGTACATATTTTCCAATTTAAAATCATTTCTAATCCTTTTTGAAAAAATAAACAATCATCAGATAATAATTCTATTGCCTTTGGTAATAGATATTCTATATTAACCATAGAACCTGAGTACATACCATTTTGATAATCTTCCCAATCAATAAACATACTATAAATTCTTTTCATCATAATACAGTCCCAACTTCCCAACTATCTGAAAAATCTTTATTAGAAAATAAAGAAGCCAAACCAGTTATTTGTTTCATTCTCAATAATTCATCTGGTGACATACCAATGTGCTTGCAAATCCAAGGATCACCTTTACCCATCTCTACTAATTCACTTACTATTTGGCTCATTAGTTCTATATTATGACTACCTCTTGCCCTATTGTGTCTTATTGTAGATGCCATTCTATCAGATGTTGAACCTTGTTCGTTTCTAATATTAGTAATTGGAACACGACCTAATGTTGATGTGCTAATATCAATATTTCTTCTCTCTGTTTCTCTTCTATGAAATCCATCAACGATTCTTATTTTTTCAGATTCCTTATAAGAAACAATTGGCATTGTATATCCATCATTTAAAATTGATTGATAAAGTAGTTCCATTTCTGGAGGTGCTACTGCATTTGGATTGTATTCGTTTGCTTCTACATCATCACTTTTTACCCATGCTACAAAATCTACTGGATGATGCTTTAAAGGACTTACATCATGTAGCATTTTTCTAACATCATTTAGTATATCAATTTTTTTTTCTTGATCTTGTTTAGAAATAATATCACATACTTCTTCTATCAATTTTTTAATATTTGAATCCATTTTTATTAATTTATCTATTCGTTAATAATATAATTACCGTCTTTATCATGAGTTTCATCACCATTTAACGGGGGGTTAAATACAGATATTAGTACAACATCCGTAATAGCTTCAAATAAATGATCATCATTTTTATCTAAGATATATGTAACTCCTTCTGTAATTTTATAATTCATATCATTAGAAAGATTTGTCAAAAAACCTATTCCAGAAACACAATAACATGCTTCAAGATGATTTTTATAGTGCCAATGATATGGACCACCCTTTTTCACATGAGTTTCACATAATCCGAAACCCATATTATTGGATTTAACGATTATTCTTTTGCTTTTACCTCCAGTAAAGTTAACTGAATTAATTTGTTTTGAATCTACTACTTTCACCTTATTTTGTTTTAAATATTACGATATTTTTCCATTATTTCCCTTTGCCTTATTGCTTGTTCTTTTGTTGGTGCAAGCCCAATATATTTACACGTGTGATCATTTTTTAATATTGTTACTGCAAATCTTTTCCAACTTGCCACTTCGCTATTATGACTATGTATCATATCTAAGTGATCTGGAAAAGACTGTATTCTTATTCTTATTTTAGTCTTTTTACCATGTGCTGTAAAACCGTTTTCTAAGAATTGTATATTATTTCTCCTTAAATCTTCTATAACATTATCAGGCAAACCACGCCCCACTCTGCCCCAATAACGCAAAGATTGAATGAAGCGTAATTTAAAATTTTCTGAAACTTCCTTTGGTAATGTATCTAATAAAAATTTAACAAAAGACTTCCAAGTATGCCCGTCAGGCAATTTAAAAGTATGATAGTTTAACTGTTTACCATAAGTAGCTATAAAATTAGCCCCTGCAACTCTAGCACAAAGAGTTGCCCAAACATTCGGGTCGATTACTCTATATAAATTAAGACTACTTTTGCTTTCAGACATAAATGGGCTTGCAACTCTCATTTGTGCTATTGATAAACCTGCTTTCCAAAATATATCATAAAGTTTATTATAATCCCATGCAAACTTTGCATTTGCAATCCATATATCTTCTGTTTTCCAATCATAAATAGGATAACAATTATAAACATTTAATTTGTTATCTCTTTTCTTTTTTGTCCAATCCATGCCTTTTAATGTTTTTTTTCTGTCATTCATTATTGCTCTAAATCTATTTAATGATTCATCACATCTAATTCCTATTAAACAAGCGCATAGTTCACCATTAGAATACCAATCTCCAAAATCATCCCAAAAATCATCATAAGTCATATTTTCTTTAAAAAATGAAAAATTACAATTTTGAAAATTTACAACATAATCATCTTTTGGCATTTGTCTAATCCATTTATGCTTATCTTTTTCACCCCAACATTGCCATTCTATTGCATAAGAACTGACAGTGCATGGTAGAGTTATAGGTAAACAACACCAATAAACATCTAGCATTTCAATGTTTTCTCTTATAATTCTGTGCATAAAATCAATTGAATATTCATAATTAGCTTCATTGTCAAGTATCATTATTCCTAACTTATCTTTTATATTATTTTTTTTCATATAATCTAAAACTAAATTAAGCATAACACCAGAATCCTTACCTCCAGAGAAACTTAAATATATTCTTTTAAAATTTTTGAATATAAAATCTATACGCTTATTAGAAGCGTCATAAACATTAATTACTTTTGAATAACTTTTACCTTTCATTTTTTAGATTGAATTATTTTAAAAAAGCGGCTCGGAATAACACCGCTGGATCAAATAACAATTCCGATTTATGAGCAAAAAGTAATAAAGAAAAGCCTAACCTGTCATATTGATAGTTTGGTAACTTCTATCAGTTCCTAAGTAAAGGAATAAATGATTCTTTTCAAATTCATTTAGCCATGTTTCACCATAAATATTTTTGTACGTTTCGATTACTGTTTGTTCAAAATTATCTGATGATTCGAGTATCTTAGCGGCTTTTACCTTACCTATTCCTTTTATTCCTTTGACATTATCCGTCTGGTCTCCTGTTAACATTTGAAGCCAAAAATTGTATTCAGCTTCTTTTTCATTTACAATTATTAACCCTTTGCATTCGTTTTTGATTCTATTTCCAAAGGCATCTTTTTCTTTTGATGGCTTTCTATAAAAATTAAAATGAATACCTGCGATCTGTAATAAATCCTTATCTAAGGAAATAATTATACATTCTGATTGTCCTAATTCTTTGGCTCGATCTGCTATTAGGTCGTCAGCTTCAAAACCTAACTTTACAGTCGCAAAATTGCTATCTAATAGATACTTTCTAACCTTGTTGGCCCATTTGGTCATTGGATTAATTTTAACGTCTCTATTAGCTTTGTATTCGTTAAATAAATGCTTTCTTATAGATAATCTTGGAGTTATGAAATACTCACAAAATGAAATATCAAAACCATTCTCTTTAAACTCAGGTGAACGCTCTATTTCAGTCATAAGACCGTCACCCATGTTGCATAGTCTATTTATCGAACGATCTACAATTTCTTTTTCCATCCATTCTCTTGATTTTTGTTGTACAAAAAATTGTTTGATCTCTTGAATAGAAACTACTTTGTAAACAGACTGATAAATTAAGCTATCGTAATCAATTAATCCAATCATAACATTATGCGTTTACCAATTCTTTTACATCCATATTATCCATTTGATAGGATAATTCAAGTTCTTTCTTTACGTTACCAAATAAAGCCAAAAGATCTATGTTTTTTGGTCTTGTAAGTATTTTCTTGTTACTTGTCATGATAGTGTCCAACTCTTCTAAAGATTGAGCGTTTTCGATCATTTCTTTTAGATCAAAGTAATCTTCACCTTTTTGAAGTTCTTTTGATGCTTCAATGTCATCTGGCTCCCAAACTGAAATTCCATGTAAAAGATGTGCTAAATAAAAACTTGCTATCATTCTTACACCGTGAAATCGCATTTTATTCTTTTTTGCATATGTCATTGCTTTAGATTTAACCAAAATTTGATCAGTATCTTTGGCTGTTTCTTCTATTACTTCACCATTGTAATTTACTTTTACAGTAACTTGGTTTGGTGTCTCATTTATGTATGAGATTTTTACACCATTTTTTGTCAATTGAGATACTAAACCAGAACCCCAAAATCCAATATTTCCATTTACAACATAAAGACTTCCTAATGATTGCATTTCAGTCAATCCTAATTCTTTTCCTGCTTTAATTAAAACATAAGCTTGCTCAGGTGTTAGATTTGGGAACGCTTTCGATTCTACAAACTTGCGAGCCATTTTTAACTCATATTCCAACATTGCATTCATTTTGGCAATCTCAGGAAACAATTCCATTTCTACCATCTTTTCTTTAAATGTAACTGCCTTTGATTCAGATTTTACAATTTGCTGATCTTTCTCTAAAATCTGTTTTTTTAGTTCAGCTATTTCTTTGTTTAATACTTCTACTTCGCTCATTATTAAATATTTATTAGGTTAAAAATTTATGTACTTTTCTAATATCTTTTCAAATCCTATATGGATGTTATCAAAGATGTATGTTAATACCTTTTTTTGGCTATTACCGCCATATCCATTCATTAGGTTTTGCATTGTAGCTGCTGAAATATTGTTTTCGCTGCTAATTTCTATTAGAGAACTTTTAAAAAAACCTTCATTTTGAAGTTCTCGCAAAAGCCTTTTTCTGTTTAACGGATTTAGCTCCATCACTTTTGAAACTATTAATTCTGTTGTTATTGTCATCTGATTAGATTGTTTAATATTAGTAATGTGATTGAAATAAATACTGCTATTCTGCAAATTTTATCTAATGTTCGGTCGAGTTGCTCGTTCATTTTGATTCTGATTTATGATTTTTAAAAATTGGATTAACACTACTTTTAGCACTAACCAAAAACCCAAAATATTTTCTTTTTTGTTAGGATTTGCCCACCACTTTTGGCAGGCTATCCTATCGGAACACAATTATATTTTTATACTATGCCTTTGATTTTGTTTAGAGATAGCCATTTGTCAATATCTCTAATATCAAAGATTATATCTTTGTCTCGCTGTGAATATCCAATTTCATTTTTGTACTTATCTAAATATTGTGGTGACACTCCAACGTATTTAGCGGCTGCACTTTTTTTCAAATATCTTTTTGAAGAAAATAACAATTCTATGTTTTTAACCAACTTATTTAAGGCGTCGGTATTTTCTTTTATTTGATCTTTGATAATATTTAATTCTGACATTTTATAAATTTATTGATTGATTCAATATCTTTTATTGGTCTATCGGATATAAAAGAAAGTACATTTTTCCCAGATTTTTTTAATTCAACCCATCCGCTTTTTTCAAGATCATGTACAAATCCAGATGCTACCGAATGATCTGATAACCGTAACTTAATAAATATATCAGTTATAGAACAACCTTCATTATTTATTATGAAATTTAGAACATCAAATCTATTTTTGATAGTGTTTATCTTTGAATACGCTTGAGCTAATTTAGCTTTATTGTATGATGATATTTTTGTTTTCACTTTTGTTTGGATTTTTAAATTAGGGCCCGTCTATGGATACTATTCTCAGGTCGTGACGGGCCCCGTGTTTATAGAGATTGGTTATTGTACGGTTTGAAAATTCTTTACAAATACAGCCTTCAAATAATAAAAGCCGTTCACATGCTCATATACATTTTTACCTTCTTTTTTAGCTTCGGCTTTGGCTTCTTTTAGATCACTCGTCGCAGTTTTGCAACTTGTCATTTCATTGCCTTTTAAAATTCCGATTACATACATTGCCATGATTATTTTTTTTGATTTGTTAAAAATTATTTGCTTTTAAAAATGGGAATTAAAAAACGTCGTTACCGTAAAAACTTGCTTCCCTTGCATTATTTCCTTTTCGTGACTGTTAGTACCTTGATGGATAAAACCATTAACAAACACTAAATCCTAATGCAAATATTTTCGTTTAATGACGAACTGATTCGTTTCTGCCGACTACTAACCTTCACCCAACGTCGTAACATGTCCTATTGGTTTTTGTCAAGAATAAGTAAGATACCAACCTATCCGAATACATCGTTTCATTGTGTAGGTGGCAGGATTCGAACCTGCATGAGTTACTTTTACGCTTATTAACTTTGGTATTGTTTTTTAGCTACTCTCATATCTCTATTTAGCGTCTACCAATTTCGCCACACCTACATTTAAAAAGTGCCCCTACTTTTAGGGGCTTATATTGGTCTAAAAACAAACTCATCTACTACCTAACCAAAGATCATGTCCGCAATCGGTTGACCATCCAGCGTTTTCTTCTTCAATATTTTGAATGTATTCACTCAATTGTGTATAAATTCCTTTTGATTCGATTCCTTTGAAATTTACCAACTCCATAACCAAATCAATGTCATTATTCGATAATCCTTGTTCAGCAAGTAGATACTCGCATTTTGTTTCATCTATTAGCTCAAATATTACCCAAGATTCGAGTATTGGACAAATTGCGTCTAAGACATCTTTTATCTCATTATATTGAGTGAATTGATTTTTTTGGTCTGAAATTTGTAAACTGTTCATTTTTAATTACTTTTGTGCGTTTGTTATTTGATAATGCAAAGATATGCAATCTTGATATATATATCAAACTTTTTATATAAATTTTTTGATATTATTTAATAATTTTTTAATACTAATGTATAATTGATTGATAATATTGATATTATAAAATCGTATTTGATGCTTAATAATATAAGTAGAAGACAATTTGCTGAAAAAGTTTCAGTAAATGAATCTTATTTGAGTAGGATTTTGAATAGAAAAGACCCAATTACAGGTTCTTTTTTATTGAACATTAAAAAAATATTATCAAGA